CGAAGCATTCGATGAAGTTATCAACACTGCCAATGAAGCTGCTGTCCGCTTTGCTGTAAAGGCATTGGTCGGTCAGTACGAGGATGCTGTGGGTCGTACCCCTGAACTCGTAACTGGTAAGCAGTCCAACACTGGACAGGCTTATCGCAGCATGGCTGAGGTTGTCCGAGACATGTCGGACGCTCGCTATGACAATGATGATGCGTATCGCATGGATGTGATGCGTAAACTTGAACGCTCTAATTTAAAGGTATGAACCAAGTCTACGAAACCCACTGGGAAAAAGCTGAACGATTAAACGGACGCCTAGCTATGCTAGGTTTTGTGATCGCAGTTGGTACATACCTTACCACTGGTCAGATCATCCCCGGTATCTGGTAACCCCAGATAAATTATCCACAAACCACACTCTTTTTTTTAAACATGAAATCACTTATTATTGCTGGCCTCTTGATCTCCGCTGCTGGTGCAGCACAAGCTGGACCTTATGTTAACGTTGAGACCAACTCTGGATTTGCAGGATCTGATTACACAGGATCTGCTACAGATGTACATGTAGGTTATGAAGGTGCTAACTGGTATGCCCAGGGCGGTACTACCTTGCTGGCTCCTGATGATGCTGATGGTGACATTGAGCTGTCCGGCAAAGCTGGTGGTTCCTATGCCGTGAGCGATGCTCTGTCTGTCTATGGTGAAGTATCTTTCATCACTGGTGACACCAACGGTTACGGGACTAAAGTTGGTGCCAAGTACGCCTTTTGATCGTAAAGAGTATGACGCAAAACGATATCGTGAACGACGCGCATATCTAAATAAATATAAAATGGACCGTGGGTGTGAGCTTTGTAACTACAAGGCTCATCCTGCGGCTTTAACATTCGATCACTTAGACCCTACCCAAAAACTATTCTGTTTAAGTGATCATACAAACCGCAGTTGGCAGAAGATTATGGATGAGATAGAGAAGTGTAGGGTAATCTGCGCCAACTGTCATAACATTCATACTCATGACAGCGACCATTTCAAGAGGTCAGACGAGTAACTGGGAAGAGTTTTGCTCTTGGGTTACCTCAACAAACAATCGTCTATACGTTGGCTGGTTTGGAATCTTAATGATTCCTTGTTTACTAGCTGCTACAACTTGTTTTATTATTGCCTTTGTCGGCGCACCCCCTGTAGACATTGATGGAATCAGAGAACCAGTGGCAGGATCCCTGCTTTACGGAAACAACATCATCAGTGGGGCCGTCGTCCCATCTTCCAATGCAATCGGATTGCACTTCTACCCAATTTGGGAAGCTGCTACGCTTGATGAATGGCTCTACAACGGTGGCCCGTTCCAACTGGTCGTCTTCCATTTCCTCATTGGTATCTACGCTTACATGGGACGAGAATGGGAACTTAGCTATCGACTAGGTATGCGTCCCTGGATCTTTGTTGCTTACAGTGCTCCTGTAGCAGCAGCCTCAGCAGTTTTTTTGGTGTACCCTTTTGGACAAGGTTCTTTCTCAGATGCGATGCCTCTTGGCATTTCCGGCACCTTCAACTACATGCTGGTATTCCAAGCTGAACACAATATTCTTATGCATCCTTTTCATATGCTTGGTGTTGCCGGCGTATTTGGTGGGGCTTTGTTCAGTGCTATGCATGGTTCTCTTGTCACCAGTTCCCTGGTTAGGGAGACGACCGAAACGGTATCTCAGAACTATGGGTATAAATTTGGACAGGAAGAAGAGACATATAATATTGTCGCTGCTCACGGATACTTTGGTCGGTTGATCTTTCAATATGCCTCGTTTAATAATTCACGCTCACTTCACTTTTTCCTGGCTGCATGGCCTGTGCTTGGCATTTGGTTTACAAGCCTGGGTGTTAGCACTATGGCTTTCAATCTTAACGGATTCAACTTTAATCAATCCATTGTCGATTCTGGGAACCGTGTTGTCCCTACTTGGGCTGACATACTTAACCGTGCGGGACTTGGAATGGAAGTGATGCATGAGCGTAATGCTCATAACTTCCCACTTGATCTAGCAGCAGCGTCTACCACACAGGTAGCACTGACTGCACCATCTATTGGCTAATGCGTAAAGAACACAAAAGTCCCTCTGGCGGTCTTACCGCAGCGGGCAGGAGACACTTTAAACAGAAGGAAGGTGCTAACTTAAAACCACCTGCTCCTAACCCTAAAACTAAAAAAGCTGCTGGCCGTAAGAGGTCCTTTTGTGCTCGCATGGGAGGAGTCAAAGGGCCAATGAAAGATAGTAAGGGTCGCCCGACCCGCAAAGCACTCGCTCTTCGTAAATGGAACTGTAATGGCTAAACCTGGATTATACGCAAACATTCACGCTAAGAAAAAACGTATCGCTGCTGGCAGTGGTGAGAAGATGAGGAAGCCTGGTGCTCCTGGTGCTCCCACAAAAGCTAACTTTGTAGCTTCTGCTAAAACTGCAAAGCCTGCAAAGAAACGTAGGTACGCAGCATGAAACAGATGCCAAGTCACGTTGGCTTAGCCCAACGATTGAAGCAACGAAAAGAACGCATGGAGCTTTTGATTAAAAAGTCACGCGGTCAAACTAAAAAGAAAAACAAAAAATAGTATTCGTACGTTCATCCATTCGGACGCATGTTGCCTAGCCATGGAACGGGGGCTAGGTTTATTTTGTACGGACTATGTCTATTAACCTTATTCGTTTCATCGAAAATCAGCGTAAGCGTGCTGAGCACTATCGCTCTGACTCGCTACGTTATCGTGGTGTAGCATACACCAAGTGATCTGGTGACACAGGGGGAGGTTCGATTCCTCCCCTCACTTATTGGCTTTGGCCCCTTACGAGGGATACCCTTAGCCGTCTAGACGGTGGGATAGACCACAACATTTGGCTACAAATTTTTCTAAACGTTTAGAGTTCTGATAAAATTATTTCTTTAATTAACAATGGCTAACGCTACACAATCTGCGCTAGGCCGGTCTAATCTAAGTACCGGTACTGGTTATGGTGGTAGTGGTGATAAGTATGAACTTTACCTGAAGCTCTTTTCAGGTGAAATGTTCAAAGGCTTTCAGCACAACACCATCGCTCGTGACCTTGTCATGAAGCGTACACTGAAGAACGGTAAGTCTCTTCAGTTCATCTACACTGGACGCATGGACGCTGGTTTCCATACGCCTGGTACCCCCATCCTTGGCTCTGGTGATCCACCGGTGGCTGAGAAGACCATCGTTGTTGACGACCTGCTGGTCTCCAGTGCGTTCGTTTATGACCTCGACGAGACCCTGTCTCATTATGAGCTTCGTGGTGAGATCTCTAAGAAGATCGGCTACGCTCTTGCTGAGCACTATGACCGTCGCATCTTCCGTTCTATTGTACGTGGTGCTCGCGCCGCTCACCCTGTGTCTGCAACCGGTAAGGTTGAGCCAGGTGGTACTCAGGTCCAAGTTGGATCTGGTACTGGTGCAGCAGCAGACGCTCTTGACTCTACTAAGATTGTTGCCGCCTTCTTTGAAGCCGCAGCAGTCTTGGATGAGAAGGGAGTTGCTCAGGACGGACGTGTCGCCGTATTGTCGCCACGCCAATTCTACTCGTTGATCGAGAACGTCAGCAGCAATGCTCTGATTAATCGTGACGAGCAGGGCACCGCTCTGCAGTCAGGTCAAGGCGTCCTGTCGATCGCTGGTATCAAGATCTACAAGTCCATGAACCTTCCCTTCCTGGGTAAGTATGGTACTTCTTCTACCATCGATAATGCTGGCTCCTTTGTAGGCGTTGACGTCGAGGCTACTGCCACCGGCGAGAACAACCCCTACGGTGGTGCTTCTGACTTCGACACTTCTTGCGGACTTATCTTCCAGAAAGAAGCTGCCGGTGTTGTTGAAACCATTGGACCACAGGTGCAAGTCACCAGTGGAGACGTATCCGTGATCTACCAAGGTGACGTGATTCTTGGGCGTCTCAGCATGGGTACGGATTATCTTAATCCTGCTGCTTGTGTGGAACTGCATGCTACCAGCACTGCTGGTTCTGCATTCTGATCCATCTTTGTTCTATACTGGGACCTCTTCGGGGGTCCTTTTTTTTATATCATGACATCTTCTTCGTACGCAACGTCCACAGAATTGGATGCTGTTAACTACATCTTAATGAGTGTAGGTGAGTCTCCTGTCAATACACTAGAAACCCAAAGCCCTGAAGTTGCTATTGCTCAGAACACTCTTCGACAGATTTGTCGTGAAGTTCAGTCTGAGGGTTGGGTGTACAATACTGAATATGAGTTCCCGTTTGTGGTAGACACCAACGACGAGGTGCTAATTCCACCCACTGTCCTACGACTGGACGTTAACCGTTATAAGCATCAAGATTCATATGATGTGGTTAAGAGGGATGGTAAGCTATACGATCGGTACTCTCACTCTTTTAAGTTCAAAGACATTGATACACTGTTCTGTGATATTGTTTGGTTCTTTGACTTTGATGATATCCCTCAGGTCTTTCGAGACTACATCTCTGCACGTTCTTCCCGTATTGCTGTTAGCCGTATGGTAGCTGATGAGAAGAGTGCTAAGCTCTTAGCAGTAGATGAAGCACAGCTCCGTGCATTGGCTGTTGAGTATGATACTCAGCAAGCAGGTTACAACGTATTCCAAGGCACCGATTTCCGCAACCCTTACACCGCCTACAAACCTTTCCAAGCAGTTAGTAGATAACTATGGCAGCAGTAAATCAACGAATTCAAAACTTTCTTGGAGGCGTCTCACAGCAGCCAGACTTTATTAAGTTTCCTGGTCAGCTCAGGGTGTGTGACAATGCATATCCTGATGTAACCTTTGGCTTGTCTAAGCGTGCTCCTGGTGAGTTCGTTGCGGCGCTGTCCAATGCATCTTCTGGCGGTCAATGGTTTGAAATCATTAGAGATTCTGATGAAAAATTTGTTGGCCAGATTACATCCAGTGGTATCAAAGTATGGAACTTAGATACAGGTGTTGAGCAGTCTGTCGGTGGTAGCTTTAGTTACCTGTCTGGTGCTACTCAACCGTATGGTCTCCAGACTATTGGTGACTATACCCTCATCACTAACCCCCAGCAGACCGTAGGAACGACGGGAACTACTCCTACGTTCAGTAATAACTATGCCTTTGTTTCGATCAATACAGTGGCGTACAACGCAGAGTACGTGGTTGCTATCAATGGCTCTAACCTAACTGCTACTACAAAGAACCGAGCTGGTGCTTTGAGTGTTGTTAGAAATAATACTAATAGTTCTAGCTGGCAAGACGTGCCATCAACTGGAGATGCTGGTCCTACTGATCATGCAGGTAAGCAGGAGAAATTCAGACCAGGTAGTGGTATCAAATGTACTGTTGTTGTTAACGGTACTACTTACGTCAGAAGTTACACCAATGATCATGAAGCACAGTATGCTGCACAGTACAACGCTGAAGTAGTACTACAAGACCCAGGATATAACGTAACTAATGGTGAAACATTTAATGTTAATGTTGCAGGTATCAATTACGTTGTCACAGTAGATTCTGTCGAACCATATGAGACTTACTCTGATAGTAATGTAGGTTTCTTCAGTACACCAAAGAACCCTGACAAAGGTACCTTAAGTATTAACACTATTCTTGGTGGTTTAAAAGCCAGCATTGAGTCAGTTTACAGTGGTGTTACTGTAGAGATTATTGGTGATGGTTTATTTATTAGTTCTGGTTCTAGCTTTACTATTGAAGTCAGAGGCGGTACAGTAAACAACTCTCTTGAAGTTATCCAAGACTCTGCTCCTAACGTAAGTAAGCTTCCTCAACAATGTAAGGATGGCTACATCGCTAAGGTGTCAAACACTGAAGAGTCTGAAGCTGATGATTACTTTGTTAAGTTTGTAGCTGACAATGGTACTGTAGGCACTGGTTCATGGGAAGAGACTGTAGCTCCTGGTATTGTAGCAGGGCTAAACCCATCCACAATGCCTCATGCTTTGGTTAATAACCGTGACGGTACATTCAGTTTCCGTACACTAAACCAATCCTCTGATCCAGATAACTACTGGATTGACAGACAGGTAGGTGACATAACCAGCAACCCAGACCCTACCTTTGTAGGTAAGGGCATCAAGGATATCTTCTTTTACCGTAACCGTCTTGGGTTTATCTCAGGTGAGAATGTCATCCTTAGTCAGCCTGCTGATTACTTTAACTTCTTTATTGTTTCAGCAATTACTACTAGTGATGCAGATCCGATTGACATTGCAGCCTCTGACGTCAAGCCTGCTTTCCTGAACCATGTACTACCTATTCAAAAAGGTTTGGTGTTGTTCAGTGAGTCTGCCCAGTTCATGCTGTTTACTGAGTCTGATGCTCTTAGTACTAGTACTGCTCAGTTAAAGAAGCTAGCGTCATACGAGTGTAGTCCAACTGTCAGACCGATAGATCTTGGCACCTCTGTTATGTTCAGCACTGGCAGCGCAGCACACACACGTGTGTTTGAGATGGTGATTCAAGATGAGACTGTGCCTCCTAAGGTGGTAGAACAGACTCGTGTTGTACCTGAGTTTATCCCAAAAGATGTAGATCATGTATCTAACTCTTCACAGACTGGCATTGCAAGCTATGGAAAGAGTGGTACATCAACACTATACTTCTACAAATACTATGACACAGGCACTCAGCGTGAGCAGTCTGCATGGTACACTTGGACACTTACAGGCAGCCTAGTACATAGCCTGTTTACAGCAGGTAACCAATACGTCATCTCTTTACAGGGAAGCCAGTACATACTGTCACGCCATGAAATGGTGGTTGATACAACGAACACTCGTAGCTATCAAGTAGGTACAGGTGACACTAGTCGTAGGTTTGAGGCTACCTTGGACAACATGACCATAGCGTCAGCCTCTTATAATTCTACCACAGAAGTATCTACAGTCACTCTTCCTTATACTTATGACAGTAACTATAGTATGCTGGCTGTATTCCTCAGCGGTACTGACGCTGGTGTTGTCAGAGTCCCTGATAGTGTATCCGGCACTACTGCTACTTTTAATAACATTGACCTGACTACTGGTAATGTTGCTATTGGATACAAGTACATCACTGAGATTGAGCTACCTAACTTCTACTATGCTGTACAGCCTGGTAAGTATGATATTGATGGAGACCTACGGATTTCTCGTATCAACTTTGAGATGGGTATCTCTGGTCCTATGGAGTTCCATCTGACCTCACCACAGGTTGATAGCTATATCCAGTATGAATCTGGAATGGAGGTTGACAGGGGTGAATTCAATGCTGTACCATCTAAGCTGTATAAGTCTGTTAAGGTTCCAGTCCATAGAAAGAATGAGAAATATACTCTTACCATTAAAGTCCCTGACCCTTTCACCGCTACTATAGTCTCAGCAAGCTGGGACGGACGTTATGACACAAAGCGACACGTACGTCGGTAAGTACATTCAACCATGCACCCCTCAACTAGCTCTAGAAGTTGGTGAGGATCTGCGTTGGGAAGACATAAGAGAAGTAGAAGAGACAACAGGGCTGACTGCACCAGCAGCGGTCCTGGAATCTTATTATCGTTCTGCTTACTCTGTTTATTTCACTGTGCCCAACGGCAAGGCTGCCGGTGTGGCAGGCATAACGCCAGACAATAAGATCTGGATGCTATGCACTAAAGCCAGTGAAGAATACCCGCATACATTTATAAGAGAAGCCAGGAGGTGGCTTGATAGTCTTCCTTACACATACCTGTGGAACCACGCAGATATGAGGAATGAAAGTCACATTAAACTCTTGAAGCTTCTTAAGTTTAAATTTATTAAATACTACGTTCACAACGGTGTCCCTCTCATTCAATTTATGAAATTATGTGTGAACCCATAAGTGCAACTATTGGAGTGCTTACTGCTGTAAGCGGTGGCATGCAAGCCATTGGTCAGCACCAACAACAACAAGCTGCAGTTGCACGATCTAATGCTATTGCACAGCAACGGTATCGACAAGATATGCAGATCGCTGCTGCCCGTGATCAAGAAAAAGGACGTGCTTACATTGCTA